ATTACTATGCTAAGATAACAGGCATACAGGCAGCGAGTTATGAAACATTAGCGACTATCTACGAGAATAAGCAAAGCATTGAAAGTGCCGTCAATGCTGAGAAGGATAATCAAATAAAGGATTTGAAGAAACGCAATAGACGGTTAATAATTTCCAACACAATGCTCACAGTTGGTATCACAGCGGTAGCTTTTTCTACTATATATTTTACAATACTATAGATATGGATTTTCAGCCGAGAGATTTAGTAACAATTATAGGTGGTGCTGTATCGCTTACCGGGTTATACTACGCTTTAAAGAGGGATGTTGTGAAGGTTAGCGCATCACTTAAGACTGTTGAATCATACCATAAACGAGAGGTCACTATGCTTGCTGAATCTATAAAGGATACTAAAGACGAATTCAATACTAAGTTGAATGCTATGAAAGAGGAACAGAATAAGGCAATCGATAAGCTTGAAGGCAAGATTGATACTATAGCGCAGCAGAACATTCAGATAAGTAATAACCTTGCGGAATTGACAGGATACTTGCGAGGTAAATAAAACATACTATGCATACAATAGACCGCGACAAATTACATCGTGAATTGCACGATGGAAATGGCCCTATTATCCCAAGAGTTCGCGAACTAATAAAGAAGTATGCGCTTGACATTACCGTCAATTCATTAGACAAAAGCTATCGCAGGTGGGTAGATAAGCTTACAGTTGAATCGGTCAAGCCAGCACCACAACTTGCAAAGTTGGATAATCATATAGGTGATTTTACCAATATGATAAATGAGTTAATACCACAGGAAGCAAATCCGCTTGACCTGCCACCATCACAGGAATCAAACTATAAGCCGTTTAAGTTACCCGTGAATCATAACAACATCTTGTTGCTATCGGATATTCACGTGCCGTACCACAACATTCAGGCGTTAACGCTTGCACTAAAGTACGGTTTGGAGAATGAGGTTAACACTATCTTGCTTAATGGTGATATCATAGACTTCTATGCCATTAGCCGCTTTGAAAAAGACCCTAGAAAAAGAAACTTTGGGCATGAAGTGCTAATGACCAGGCAATTCTTGCAAACGCTACGCAAGCTTTTCCCGAATGCTGCCATCTATTACAAGTGTGGGAATCACGATGTGCGTTATGATCACTACATCATGCGTAATGCGCCTGATTTATTAGGCATAGATGAGTTCAATTTTGAGAGTTTGATGAAGCTTGACGAGTTAAACATTACGTTTATTCCGGATAAGCAGATAATCCATGCAGGTAAGTTGACAATATTACACGGGCATGAACTGGGTGCGTCTGTATTTAGCCCTGTAAACATTGCACGTGGTTTGTTTTTACGTGCTAAGGATAGCGCATTGTGTGGTCATCACCACCAAGCAAGTGAACATACAGAGCCTAACATTAATGGCAAGCTAACAACGTGTTGGAGTGTGGCTTGTTTATGCGAGCTGCATCCTGATTACATGCCCATTAACAAGCACCATCACGGGTTTGCTCACGTGCGTATCATGGACACGGGAGATTTTGAAGTGAACAACTATCGCATTGTTAATGGTAAGATTCGATAAATGAAAAAGCCCCCACCGTTGCAGGGGCTTTTATCAATCAAATAACAAAAACAATGAAAAGTGTTATGAACACAAAACCGTTGTAAATATAGCACAATGAAACGCAAGCCACATCCAAAAGTTGTACATCGCAAGTTAGGCCGTGAACGTGCAGATGGTTTGTACTGCGACAACGTTATTGAGATTGACCCGACGTTACCACCTATGCGCTACCTTATTGTGCTTATCCATGAGTATCTTCATCACATTCAACCTGAGTGGAGTGAGGAGAAGGTAGATGCTGAAGGCGAAGCACTGGGTAGGTTTCTGTGGAAACATGGCTATCGCAAGGTGCAGCAATGATGCGGCCGCTGCTAAGTATTAAAAACCTATTCATCTAGTAGCCCTTGTGTTATATCTATAAACCTATCATGCAGGTCTGCAATCTTATCACTTACTAGTTCATTGTGTTCACCGTACTTGTATTCTCTGCGCATCAAATCGATGATGTCTTTAAGTGCGTCCTTATACCGGGCAGCGTTCATCGTGTAATCGTATGCTACTTGGTCTTCGGGTAGATTAAATGTTACTGTTAGTGTTGCTTTCATTTTGCTTTTTAATTTGGTTATTTAAATCACGTAGTGCTAGGGCTATTAGCCATATTGGGATTGATACTATTAATGCTGCTATCATAATAATTGTTTTAAGGTTCTATCTGTGTGCGGTTAGGTAATCCACTTTCACCATCTTTATACCCGTCGTTATAGGCATTGTAAATGTGGTTCATTTCAATCGTTTGCACCGCGTTCAATAGTGCTTCCATTTCCGCCCATGTCATGCGTATGGCTTGACCTTTAAACTTGCGTTTTAAAGTTAGATGTAGTCTGCGAATGGCTGTTTCTTTTTTCTCTTGTGTCATAAATACTTTGTGTCTTTAGTTATGGTAAATAAGTCTTTGTTTACTGCTTTGATTCGTCTATGCAAGTTATTCTTTACGTACGATGTTTTGGAATTGACAAACATGTTAAGTAGTGCTAGACGTTCTTGTTGTAGATCCTCAAGCGGAAGTAACTTTCTTTTGTACATTGAGTTTAAGTAATTCGTTTTTTACGTGGTGGTAGTAAGCTTTCACGGAGTAAAATTCCCCGGTGCTTTCGAAGTCATTCAAGATGTCATTAGGTGCGTTGCTGATTGCTTCATCTACGCAAAGGATTGCGCAGTTAAGTGCTTTCACATGCACATCAACTAAGTTACCTTCTTGCTTTTCACCCTCGACTAAATCAAAATAGTTCGAGTACAGTTGCCATGCTTTGTCTTTTGCTTTCATTGTTTAGCTTATTGATTAGTTCAATTACTTGTTCTTTGTTGTAATAGTGCTGCATCGAATTGCGCACATGGTCTTTGAGTTGATCAATGGTCATTGCTTTCATTAGTAGTCGCCTTTGAAGTGATTAAAAAAGTATGCGGGAATTTCGTTGTGCTTAAGCTTCATGCTTACTGCCTTACCACCTGTTGCATTGATTTGATTAGCTACATCGTCCATGCTCTTGTTTGTGCCGCCCCAATTGGATTGATTGTAGAACATGTACGTGTTAGTGGTGTATGCAGTTTTTGCATAATCCATCCGGGTAGACGGGTCAAGCAGTACTACCATTGCGTAATCCTGCGAGTAATTACGTAGCACATCCAAACCTCCTGCGCTGAATCCGATTAGTGCAGTTGTCTTCGGGTGTACGTTTGCAATACTGGATAGCTTTGTACCGTATGGTGCTATGTGTATTTCATAGCGTGACCACATCCATTCAGGTATCTGTTTTTCCATCCATGCCGGGGTAGCATAGTGCATGCCCCCCCAAATGATTAGTGTGCAAAGTGCGTTCATGGTTACTTGTATGTTTCGTTGTAGTAACATGTTGCAGCTCGGTTGTTCCATTTAGGAATAGTACTTTGTTCATCTGTGCGACCTTCTCGGTAAGCCTGCAGAATTTGTTCCCGTTCCTGCTCTAAGCATTCAGTCATTTCTTGCATGAACTGCCTACCTCGTTGGGTGTGTTCATCAAACAATGAGTTAGCATAGCGTTGCGTTATTCTCATTGCTATTTGGAGTGCGGTTTCTTTACTCATAGTGCTAAGGTATTAAGGTATTCACGCCACATAGGTACACGCTCCTGAAGCTTTGCGATTGCTGCTTCATCAAACTCCACAACCTTTTCGTGGATGCGTTCTTGCACTGGTATATCGTACGTCCATTCACTCAAGTCTGTTTCAAGGTTAGCACTTGGATTTTCATTCAAGTAAGTAGGCATATCGTATATCATATTCTTTTCAATGCGCTGCGCTTTCTTGATAAACTCAGGGTTGCTCTGTGGATCAATAAGATTCATGCGTAATGATAGGCGGTACTTTTCAGTATCTATCATTTGGCTAGGAGCGTTAACAAGCACAAAGCAAAACGTAGCCTTAGGCGCACCTGTCAACCAACAGTATGCTTGTCCCTGCCAGTAGTAGTCTTTGCTTATATCATTCATCTTCGCATCCATAAAAGTGTGGATGTCCCATGATGATTTAATATCCGGCACATTCACCACTACGCCACCATCTTTGATAAGCAAATCAGGCGTACCTGTGATGTACTCATTCTTGAAATTGATTTCGTTTTTGAATACGATTGCGCCACGTTCCCTGCGCCACATGTCTATCGCATCATTTTCAACCGCTACACCTTTTTCAATATACTTGTTACTTATCTCTTTGTAACGCTTATACTTTTGTTGGATGTATATTTCGAGTAGTGCGCTCTTACAGGTTTCACTAAGTCCTGTCTTAGTACGTGCATCGGTCATTAGCTTACCAAGCTGCGATGCTCTGAATAAAGTTTGTTCCATTGTGTTTTGTTTTTGTTTTTGACAAGTTCGGAAATTCCGAACAACTTGATTGATGCTGCTAAGATATTACAACAATCCGCTAAGTTCTTGCTTTTTAACATTTACTAACGGTTCAATCTGTGCGTAGAATTCTTGTGGGCATGCTTGCAAGATGATGTCACAATCATCAAGGCTTTGCGCTTTCTCGATTAACTCAAGCATGTACTGCACATCTTTGTTTGATGCGTTAAGGCTACCCTTTAACTTGAATGGCTTGTACATATCCACGTTGTTTCGGTTAAGGTCACGGCCTAACAACTTGCCAAATGACAACGCAGCGTTTTTAAGGCACTCTGTTTTGAGTTTAGGAAACGCAAGGTCTAAGGCGTTCGGCTTTTTATTATCCGCGTTTAATGCCCATCTATTGCGCTGTATTGGGTCTGCTGCTATCGCGCTGGGTACTTTGTCAACCATGATGACGATGGATGCTGCACCTGTGCGACGTAACTCATACCCGGTAATCGGATGAATCACTACAAGGTCAAGACTACCTACCACCTCGTTAGCCATACGCTCCCATTTGAAATTCTCTGTTCTCCAATGTCCGAAGAACATTTCGTCTAGGGTAGTTTCTACGTGTGATACTACGAGGGTCTTTGCCTTACCATCGGGGGTTTTTTCAATTCCGAGTTCATCGGGTTTGGCGTTAAGCATCTGCTGAAACTTCTGCAACGCTTCTAAATTGTCTTTGTGGAATGAGTTCATGTTATTTGATTTTGATTTTAATACTTGGCTAAACAATCATTTAGTTCTTGGCAGTAGCTAAGGATTGCAAAGATTACGATAATGGCTACAACGTAGCGGAGAATGGTAGATGCTGTTTTCATATTGTAAGAATTATTGTTATTGATAGCGCGAAGATAGTGCAACTACTTACACTTACCCTGTTAAAAATTGTTAAAATTGTAACAGGTTGTAACAGGTTGTAACATGTTACAGATTGTTACAATCGGTTACAGATTGTAACCACCTTGACTATACCTATAAGGGTATAAATGCAACACAATTACCCTCGTTTATACCTTCAAGGGTACACTAAGCCCACGAATAGCTGCCGTAATTCGGGAATAGTTCGAAGTACATACGCATCATTATTGCATCAGCGTAGTCAGGTGACTTACCGTGCATGCGTGCAATTTCCTCTTTGCTTATCACGGCGAGTTTGCCATCGGCTTCAGGTTGTCTTCTACGAATCATGTCCAGTTCCTGCACTATCACATCCCGGAACTGATTTACTTTAAAGATTATTTTGTTCTGCTCGATTAATTCTGCAAGCTTGAAATAGCATTCTGCCTTTTGGTTAGTGTATCTATCCGCTTGCTTAGCACGTCCACCATTCAAGAAGCCGCGACACTTTAAGCTATCCACTACACCCCCACCTACTCCATCTTCATCACAGATCACATTGCTTAGTTTGATGCTGTGCCTATCGCATAGTTGACGAATGGTGCTAACTACGGTAGTAATTGGTTGCTTACGCAGCTCGTGTATCTCCATCAAATGCAAACCTTGCCACACGCATATCACGCTTCTATCTTTTCCTAGTCGTGCAATATCCGCACTGATGTACTTTTCACCTTTGCTTTCTTCATCCCGGAAGCAGCGAACCAAATCATCATATTGATAAAGATTGTCTACGCTTTCATCATATTCCCAATCACCGTGTAACAGCCTTCGCCTATCTATTTCGGGTAAACGTTCTAGTGTTTCAATGTAGCTTTCAGGTAGGTGTGGGTTGTCAGTAGGTAGTGAAGGGATGAATGCTAGATGCTGTGGCAGGTTGTCCATCTTATGCGGTGCGTAGA